TACCGCCCCCTCATCTCTAATAAGTTGTGTTCTCAAATCCACAATGTTGCTCCCCATGCTAAGACCAAGACCCAGCCCACAAACGCAACGGTGCGGTTCACCCAAGACCACCGGTTTCGATAGTGAGTGATTGCATGGCCGTCACAACCAAACGCTTCGTCCAGCGTCCTCGGAAAACGGCGGGTCGTTCCTCCGTCGAGAATCGATGTAGGTTGTAACATTTGTAACGCCTTCTCACTGTGTTGTTGGGCTGCGCCCTGGTTGAAATAACTTCCGTGGGCGCGTTGCATTCTGGACACCTCACGCCAGCAAAGCAAACAAGGCAAACGCCACCACGATTGCCACTGACCATACGATGCTGTCTCTGAACATTGCCTGGTAATACTCATAATCGTCTTCTTCGGTCATTTCTTTGCATCCTTCGGCACTGGCGTCATCCACTTCAGATTAGGCGGGCATGGATGCACGTGACCGGCCCTCGGCGTCAAGTGTTGCGGGCTGGCGGGTTCGTCAAAAAAAACTCGCTTGGCCAGGCTGTCTTTGGTGTGTCTTTGGTAGCTAATCATTCTTCGTAATCCTGTTCGTTGTTGCGTTCGTACTCACTGAGTGCTAAATCCTCAATTGCCTCGATTTTGTCGGGGCTCAGAAGACCAAGGATGTCCACATCTTTGATGTAGGCAGCAGACAACGTCATCGTGCTAGGGTAGTCGGGGTGATCGCCATGGCCGAGGCATTCATCCTCGTACTCAAGGTGGCAGACCAGGGGCACTTCTACATCGTCTATGTCATAGACGAATTCAAAGCTGTCCAACGGACAGGGTGGGGCGCCGTTCATGACAGGGCCGGGCGCGAGCCATCAGTGTGGGTGAGGTAGTTCATTGTTTACACTCCTTGCACGCGCACAACATAACCGTGCGCAGTTTGGTTTTTGCTTCTTGCGGCGTGTCGAACCCCTCGACATGCGTTGGCGATTGTGGGTCACCGCCCCAGCGCCAACCCGGCTTCAGCGTCACAAGAATGCTGTTGCCAATGTTGCGCTCGTCATCCCAGTGCTCTACTTTGCGGTTCAGTTTGGTTGCGATCATGACAAGGCCAGAAAGAAAAAAAGGGCGCCAGCTAGCCCTAGGGCTATGGCGAAGAGGGTGTCTGAAATCATGGGGGTTCCAGGGTTAAAAGGTCACGCGGCCAATGATGAACTGGTCTTCGTCGAACACTTCGATGAAAGACCAGCCGGTGCCCAGGGGATCGTGCTTGGCCTTGTAGGTCCAGCCGTCGTCGTCGGCGGTGGTCAGCAAAGCGGCGATCTCTTCGGCCTTGGCGGGCGCGTAGAGGGTGTAGTTGGTGTTGATCTTCATGTGGGCTCCGGTCCGGTTGCGGGTTGGTGTGAGAAGGATATTACCTAAAAAAAAGCATCAAATTTTAGGTAAAAACCCTAGGTTTGCCATCTTTTTTTTAGCATCTTCCTGGCCCCGCCCAACGATCACATGGTGCCCCAGGTTGCGCAAATAGTCGTGCCAGCTTTGCTGTTCTGACGAGACGCTGCCGCCGGTCTCGCGTTTCATCTCAATCCAGAGCAGCCAAGCTGGGACAAACAGGTCAGGCACGCCAGGCGAGACGCCCTCGGCCTTCAGGCGACCGGCGGCGGCGATGCCTCTTAGGCCACCGTTGGGGATTGCAAAGACCCGCACTCCGCAGGCCTGGCGTATCCACTGCACCAGCTCTCGCTGTTCTTCGTGTTCTGTTTTCATCAGAAGGGCAGGTCCATCACCCACTTGTCGCAGGCATTTGGCGTGGCGGCGAAGTCTTCTGGCGGCTCTTTGAAGAACTCCACGCACAAGCCATCCGTGCCGTAAAGCTCGCAGGTATGGCAGCAGCGCGGTGGTCCATCCTTCACCCGCTGGTTGTAGATCGTGACGATTTCAGGCTCTTTGTGGCGCATCTAGTTTCCATTTTCGTTGCAAAACACGGTGATATTTACCGTCCATTTTGAACTCAATAATGTCTGGCGGCTTGCCGCAGGACAAGATATCGGCCACCACGTCCAGCGGGTTGTACAGATCAGTCACAGCAACATCGGCGACCAAGGCTATCTCTGCCACAGTCCGCCGCGCCATCTCGCCTGAGTAGCCTGAATAGTTTACGGGCATGTATTCGCTTACTGGCGCATCGGACAGCGCACCGTAATAGGTGACCATCAACATCTCCTGCCCGCTGGCGCGGCTGACGTGCTTGCGCCAGCGCCAGGCGGTCACCGACATTTCTTTGCCCGCCAATCCCATGATGTCGTCGTTCTGGAGCTTGAGTTTCTTAACTTCAGGCTCAGGAAACGGATGCCCACAGGCAGGGCATACACGGGCCGCCAGGGCGCATAGTTCTTGGCAGTTGTCGCATACCTTGACCGGCGCGGCGCCCTCTTTTTCGCCTTTTTTGTTTGGCGGTCGGACGTGGGTGATGGGTCCGTGGGTTGCTACAACCGCAGCAAAGTCCAGCACCAGGCAGTGATCGGTGTGGCTCTTGGGTCGCAAACCCCGGCCCGCCATCTGGACGTAAAGGCCTGGCGACATGGTGGGGCGCAGCATGGCGATTAGGTCAATGTCCGGATAATCAAACCCGGTGGTCAGCACATTGGCGTTGGTCAGGCAACGGATTCGGCCCGCCTTGAATTCGCCAATGATGCGCTCGCGTTCTTTTTTGGAAGTGGCTCCAGTAATGCAATCCGCGACGATGCCGAGTTCGTTGAGCTTGTCGCATATGTTCCAAGCGTGCTGGACGCCGCTGCAAAACGCCAGCCAGGCTTTGCGGTCCCCGGCCAGCTTAATGATCTCGCGCACAACAGAATTGTTCTGGTCTGCCGTGTCCACTGCGGCCTGCAACTCGGCCTCAATAAACTCCCCGCCGCGTTTGTGAACCCCGCTAGTGTCCAGCTGGGAGGTGGTGTGCTTGGAGCGTAGCGGCGCCAGGTGGCCGAGGCGCACCAGTTCGAGTATGTTGGTGGGCTCGATCAACTCCTTGAAGATGGCGGGCTCGTCGGTAATCATTCCGTGCCCGAGGCGGTAAGGCGTGGCGGTCAGGCCCACCACTCGCAGGCGTGGGTTGATCGCCAGCAGCTCGGCCAGCAGGCTGCGATAGCCGCCCTGGTCTTTGTGCGCAATCAGGTGGCACTCATCCACCAGCACCAGGTCAATGTGCCCCAGCAGCGCGGCCTTCTTACGGATCGATTGAATGCCAGCAAACGTAATCGGCTCGCCTAGTTGCTTCTTTCCGATGCTGGCGCTGTAGATGCCCACCGGTACATCGGGCCAGTGCTGGCGCAGCTTCTCTACGTTCTGCTCTATCAATTCCTTGACATGAGTCAACATCAGAATCTGGCTGTCCGGCCACTCCTGCAACACCCGTTTGCACAACGCTGCAATGATGTGGCTCTTGCCCGAGCCGGTGGGCAGCACCAGGCATGGGTTGCCGGTGGCGTTGCGGTCAAACCAGGCGTAGAGCTGGTCTATGGTGCGCTGTTGGTAGTCACGGAGCATTTAGCAGCTCCCGGCTAGCATAAACATTCGCATCCCCCTCCCCATTGGCGACCTCGACCCCGTCAATGACGTAGACCGCTGTCCAAGCGTCCGGACCGTCCATCCGCTGCCAGGGCACTAGGTCAGGATGCAGAACATGGCTGTCGCAGCCGGTGTATTGCGTGGCGATAGGGATCACGCTGTTGTCAAATCGTGCACATGTCCACGTTGAATCAGGCTCCGCCGTGCTGTGGGCGCAGGTTCGGCAGTTGACCTCTTTGGTTTTCTTGCTCCCGTGGCAGAAGTCATGCCCAGCGCAAAACTTGCACTCGTACCATGCCGGGTTGCTGGACAAGGGCTCGGGCATCCTGTCCGCCAATGCGATGCGGTGGCCTCGAGCAATCAGGCGTTCGGCCTCGGTGCGGCTGTAATGCAAACGCTCGGTGTAGATGCGGTCATCGTCTTTGCAGATTGCAAAGTACAGGGCGCGGTCGATATTCGTGCCGTGCATGTAGACCTGCATCTGCGCGGCGTGGACGGGCTTGGATTTCTCCACGCCTTGCTTGACCAGATCGTCAAAAGACTTCTTGGAATGCGTCTTGGCCTCAAAGATGTGCCGAGACTTTGGCGCACCAGGCACGCCAGATTCGATGATGCCGTCCAGGCTGCCGGAGATGTGCGAGCCAAAGTCAACGCGGGCCTGCTCGCCTTCGGTGCTGTGTATCTTAATCCCAATCGCTTTGAGGTCCGCCACGATGGTGGTTTCCTCCATCCGGCCCCGGCGAAAGACTCGCAAGATGCGGCCAGGGAAGGGCTCACGAACCGCCCAGCGGAAGGACAGCCACAGCCACCGGTCACAAGCGTGGCCAAGCTGGCTGGCGCCAAGGTGCGGCCTGGGTAGTTCGACCTGGCGTTCGTGGGCGGCATCGATGGCCCCAGCCACCGGGTCGGGGATTGGAATTGCAGACACTAGGCGGCCTCGGGCTCGGCAGGCTCAACCCAAGAGACTTCGCAGCCGTCCCGAGGGGTGGAATATTTGAAATCCACCGTGTTGTACCCGTGTTCCTGAAAGTCAAAGTCCATGCGGTTGTTCGTCCACTCAAGGATAGCTTCTTTAATTTCTTCCACACTCAACTTGATAATCATGAGTCTAACTCCTTGTTTTGTAAGGTAAAAGCGTGACAGGTTCCTAGATTTATCTGTCACGCCAGGGTTTGCTATCTCACTTGGCCCAAGGCGGCGCAACCTTCGCCGCAGCAGCTGGTGCCGCAGGCTTGACCGCCGCAGGCATTGCCCCTCCAGCAATCGTGGCAAAGTCCTTCACATCGTTGCCATCGCCGTACTGGTCGCTGGTGGTGATCGCCAGCTTGATTTTGAGTTGCCCGCCGATGAGCTGGTCGGTGTCGTTGACCTTGGCCAGGCCGATGGCCCGCATCAGGCTGTTCAGCTGCTGGCGACCGATCTCCTCGGCTTTCGGGTTCGGGTTGGATATGTTCAAGTTGCCGAAGATGCTTCGTCCTTGATGTGTCGGGCCTGTAATGTCGTACTTCAGGCTGATGTACCGGCCAGTGCCCGCCTTAGTGTCCTTCACCGTGGCCTGCGTTATGGCCGCCGTGTACCAACCGGCTGGCAGGGGCTCAAAGCTCTTGCCCATTGGGAGGTCTGCTGCAATGTAGTCTTGTCCAAGAGTAGCCATGATTTATTCCTTAGTGATTGAGAATGACGGGCGACCCGCCGTGGTTGTGATCGCGCCCAGGAGCGGGCGCGTGATGGATTCATCGGCAGACTTCCAGGCCGAGGAATTGATTTCCGGTTTCCACCGAAATAGTGAGCCAAGGTGCTCGGCTAGGCCAGCCTCGGCGGCGATCGCTTGCAGCTTGTCGCTGTCGATCTTGTGGTTCATCCGGCCAGTGATCTTGACCGTGTGGCCAACGCTCATGAAGGTCTTGGTGCCCTCCATGTCCTTGTCAATTTTGAACTGAGCCAACATGGCGTCCTCGGCCAACCGACGTGCCTCAGTTGCCAGGCGCTCGGCTTCTTTGCAAGCCAACCAGATTTCAATCATTTGGCACCGCCAATCTTTGAAATGATGTGGTAAAGGTCTGGCGCTTCCCAGGCTCCGAGCTTGCCGCTGCGATCCTTCGCCAACCAGAGGCCATCGCTGTCGCACATCAGCGCTCGCTGGGTTACGCCCTCGGCGTCTTTCTCGACCCGAAGGGCCAGCACCTCGTCAAAGAAGTAAGGCAGCGCCTGGCCAGTCTTGTTACCCGGCATGGATGGCGAGTACAAGACCCTGCCCATCTCGTCCTGCGTCTTCTCTAACTTCGCCGACATGTAAACGTGGCGACCGGGCAGGTCGCGAAAGGCGCGGATGATGTCCGCCATCTGCTCTTGCATGGCGCCGTAGGCTGCTCGCGGGTCTTTGTTGCTTTTCTTCTCAGCGTTGAGAACCACCTCGGCAATCTCGCTGATGCTGTCCAGCGCCACCGATTGATAGTCCTTGGCCTCGTGGCTGTCGCGCAGCCAAGAGTAGGCCTCCATCAGGGTAGCCATGCTGGTCACCTCAATGTAAGGCAGGTTGGCATCCTGAATGCTTAAGAGCCCGCCCTCGGCGCTCAAGATAATGGGCGCTGGGAGGGTTGCCGCTAAAGTTGTCTTGCCTGCGCCTGCTTGGCCGTAGACAAGGAGCTTGGCGCCGTTGGACGCCAGGGTGGAGGTGGTTTTTAGGTTGATGGCCATGTCAGTTCGCCAAAAGTTTGGCAGCGATCTCGGGGCGGTTGGTAGCAAGCCACTTCGCAAACTTGGCGGTCTGCGCGGCTTTGGCCATGCTGTTCGGCCAGGCGCGGCTCGGTGTGCGGATGTGGCTGAAATACTCGGCCACCTCGGCGCTTGGTGTCCAGCGTCCGGCGTTGTCTTGTTTGCCGATGGCGCGGATGGTGTTCCAGGTCAGGGTCTTGGTCATTTCGTTTCCTTCGGGTCAGCACTCGTCGGGAGATCCGTTCAGTGCATGGATAGCATCCTACACCATCTTTTCGACTTGTGGTATACTTTTTTTCAATCTTCACCAACTTTTTTTCAGGAGTACGCTTTATGATGACCATCGAGCAAGTCGTTGCCGCTTTGCAAGACCGCAAGGTTCGGGTCGTTGCGGCAGCGACAGGGCTGCATTACAGTACCGTGCTTGCCCTCCAGCGCGGTCGCAGCAAGCGGCCTCGCATCACCGCGATACAGCGGTTGTCGACCTATCTATCCAAGGCCCCAGCCAATGGCAGACCTGACTAGCATCTTCGGCGGGACGTACTCACTCCCCGAGCCAAAGAGGATTGAGCCACCAGACGAACAGCTACGGGAGGCAATGATTGAGGCGGGCCTGGAGCCGCCGGAGAACATTTACTTAGATGGTCAGCTGCATAGGTTCAACTCCGGCACCAAGGGCACGCCAGGCCACAGCAAGCCAGGTTGGTACGTGGCATTTGGCGATGGTGTCCCAGCGGGCAGGTTCGGCTGCTGGCGGGCAGGCATCGAGCAGGCCTGGCAGGCGGAGATGGGACGCAAGCTCACCATCGCCGAAGAAATGGCGCACACCAGGCGCATGGCGGAGGCCAAGGCAGCGCGGGAGGCCGAGCAAGAGCGAAGCCAGGCAGTGGCCGCCAGCACAGTTGATGCCATCTGGACAGCAGGCGGTGCGGCGAGTGCCGATCATCCCTATCTAGCACGCAAGGGCATCGCACCCAATGGCGCAAGGATCACTGGCGACGGGCGTCTCATGGTCCCGCTGTACGGCGCCGAGGGTGATCTGGCCAGCGTGCAGTACATCGCAGCAGATGGCGAGAAACGGTATCACCCCGGCGGCGCTACGGGCGGCAAGTTCTGGATGTTGGGCGAGCCGTCCGCCACCATTTACATCGCCGAGGGTTTTGCCACTGCCGCCACCATTCACCAAGCCACCGGCAAGGCCTGCGCTGTTGCCTACAGCGCCAGCAATCTGGTGCCGGTTACCGGCGCATTACGGGAAAGGTTTGGCGCACAGCAGGATTTGGTGATCGTGGCCGACAACGATGCGAGCGGCGTGGGTCAAAGATATGCCGAGCAGGCCAGCGCTAAGTACGGCGCCAGGTCAGTGATGCCGCCGCAGGCTGGGGACGCCAATGATTACGTTCAGGCCGGGAACGATCTAGCGGCGTTGCTTGAGCCATCGGTGAGCGACTGGCTGATGCCAGCGGATGAGTTCTCCCGCCAGCCAGCGCCGATTAGATGGATGGTCAAGGGCTGGATTCAGCAAGCCGCGCTCATCATGGTTCACGGTCCGAGCGGTGGCGGGAAGACCTTCGCCACGCTCGACTGGTGCCTGCGGATGGCCCAGGGCCAGCAGGATTGGTTCGGGCACCGGGTCACGCCAGGGGCAATTGTCTATCTAGCAGGCGAGGGCCACCATGGTCTGCGCAGCCGGATAGCGGCCTGGAAGGAGCGCCATGGTAATGGTCAGGCTCTTAATATGTATCTCAGCAAAAGCGGCTGCGATCTAGATACTTCAGAGGGCTACCGCAAGGTCTCCGAGCACATCAGGGCGCTGCCCATTAAGCCCGCCATCATCACGATAGATACTCTCCACCGGTTCAATTCTGGTGACGAGAATTCATCTCAAGACGCCAAGGCGATGCTTGATGCTTGCGCCATGTTAATGGCTGAATTTAATTGCACAATCATATTAGTCCACCATACTGGTGTATCTGAAGAGACCCAGCACAGGGCTCGGGGCTCGAGCGCTTGGCGAGGTGCGCTGGACATTGAGATTAGCATCGTCCCGGCCAAGGGCGACTCGCCGATGGAGATTATTCAGCGCAAGAGCAAGGACGCCGAGTTAGCGGCTACCTTATATGCCACGCTGGAGAAAGTAATTATTCCTGGTTGGTTTGACGAGGATGGGGAGCCGGTCACCAGTGCGGTGTTGGTGCAGGCCGGGGCGCTAGAGAAGACCGCCAAGCGCAAGCTTAGGAGCACCAATGCGAACGTGGCTTGGGAGGCGTTCAAGGTGCTCAATTCGAAGCTGGTGGCTCGGTCAGAGTGGCGCCATGCATTCGATGATTTGTCCGAGCTGGAGTCCACCAACTCCAAGAAACAGGCGTTCGCCAGGGCCGTTGTTGAGCTGCTTGAGCGCGGCGAGATGGTTGAGGAGGCGCCCGGAATTTATGAGCTGGGGATCGGATTTTGACCGGGTACAGGGTACAAGCGGGTACAAGCGGGTA